GTTAATAAACTATCTAATGAATGTTTTTGATTAAAATGTTTAAATTTAATTTTTAAATTGATATCATTAAAAATATAATTTTTTATTTTATTAATAATTTTTAAATAAATTTTTTCCATTATAATAAGATGATAATAAACAACATATATAACAGTTAATTATAAACATATTTATAGTAAAATTACTAAATTTTTAGATGCTCTTAATGATAATGAAAAATGTTTTATTGATGGTTGTAATAATAATAAAAAATACTTTAATTATAAAGCCTATAAATTAATAGCAATTAAAAATTTAATCTATAATGATAAAAAATAAAACTTGTTTTATTTTTTATTATTCTAAAATTTAAAGCAACGCTTTAAATTTTAGCAATGAATCTGATACAAAATTATTAAAAAAACTTAATAATATGAACTTAAAACAAAAAAATCAAAATACATCCATAACTGAATCAGATGAATAATTATATTACGTTTTCATCCATAACTGAATCAGATAAATAATTATATTATGTTTTCTTCTATAAATATTTTATATATAACTCATATAAAATATTTATGTTTTGTTGAATTAGTAATTTATATATTAATTGTGAACAATTAGAAAAAATTTTATCATTTATAATATTAATAAAACTAAGCAATTAATAAACAATTTTTATTAATTTTATAATTTCCACGGAGAAGCATCTAATTCCCACATTATATTATATGGTATGCAATCTTCACGAATTAGATAAACATTATTATATGCTCGAAATACACTAAAGCTATTGTCGAGTAATAAAATCAGAGATTTTATTTTTTCCGAATCAATCAAATTATAAAAATAATAAAAATTTAAAATTAATTAATGAAAATATTAAAAATTTAGATATTGAAAAAGAAAAATTAACTCGTAAAAATTTAACTTTATAATTTATAAATAGAAAGTTTTTTTATGGTATCTCTCTCTCTTGACATTTTTTTATTTAAATGATTTTATTATATATTTTGTTATAAAATCATTTAAGAAAGTAATTTATATTACTTATAGTAATGGAAAAAGTTATAACAGAGTTTAAATGTAAAAAATGTAATAAAAAGTACGCAAGTTATCAAAGTCTATGGATACACAATAAAAAATTTCATACTAATATTACTGATACTAAAACAATAGAAATAGGTACTTCTAAGGTAGCTTATGGTACAAAAATGGTAGATAATGGTACCTTATTAAATACAACAACTAGCTCTACTAAAAATATATCAATTAATAATAACTTAATTGAAAATAAAAAAAAATGTAAATTTTGTGAAAGAGTATTCAATGATAGTAGTAATAAATGTAAACATGAGAAAATTTGTAAGAAAAAAATAAATGTGTTGGATTCTACAATTGATAAAAAATTTGAAGTATTAACCAGCAAATTTTTTGAAATATTTAATAAAGAAATAAAAATAAATCCAAAAAAAATACAAAAAATTAATGAAAATAAATTACAATCAACTAATAATAATTCTACAAATACCATCATATCAGATAATACTAAAATACTATCATATAATAATATTAATACTTTAATATCAGATAAGCATAAATTAATATCTGATAATAATACTTCTAATATAAAATCAAAAGATAATAAAATAATAAAAAGTGATGATAATAAGTTTAAATTTGATCTTGATAAAAACTTTTTAACATTCCATGATAAACCTATTAAATATTTCTATCATAATGATCAAGTTTATTTTAAAGCTAAAGATATTGCTTCTATTTTACAATATGAAGATACTAAACAGGCTATTCGTAAAAATGTTAGTATTGATGATAGGATAAAAATTAAACAACTTTCGGGGGATGGGGTCTGGGAGACCCCATCCCCCGAAACTTCACTTTTGGAAAGTGAACATCCAAATACTGTGTTTATTAACGAGTCTGGATTTTATTGTCTTATATTAGCATCAAAAAAAACTGAAGCTATTAAATTTAAAAAATGGGTCACATCTATAGTACTTCCATCAATAAGAAAAACGGGTAGTTATAATTTAATTGATAATTATATTGAAGAAGATTTAGAGAAGTATCATAATAAAGACTGCGTATATATTATACATATAAAAGATAATATTTACAAGTACGGAAACACATCTCATATATTTAAAAGATTACAAGCTCATAAAACCAATTTAAAATATAATAAAATAATTAAGATATATGAAATGAATAATATGAATGATGCAATTAAATTAGAGAATAAAATAAAAACATTAGTAAAGACTTTAAATATAAATACAGTATACAATACTCATGTAGAAATATTTGAAGTAGATAATAATAATTTACAAAATTTAATTAAAAAAATAGATGAATTATCATTAAAAATTATGCATATAAAAAATTATAAAAATTTAGAATTAATTAATGAAAATATTAAAAATTTAGATATTGAAAAAGAAAAAACAAAACAAGAACAAGAGAAAACTAAACAATTAGAATTAGAAAAAATAACTAAACAATTGGAATTGGAAGAAAAAACTAAACAATTAGAATTAGAAAAAATTACTAAACAATTGGAATTAGAAGAGAAAACAAAACAATTGGAAATAAATAATGAAAATATTAAATTATTAATTGAATTTTTTAAATTAACTGGTAAAAATTTAGCTTTATAATTTATTATAAAATCATTTAAGAAAGTAATTTATATTACTTATAGTAATGGAAAAAGTTATAACAGAGTTTAAATGTAAAAAATGTAATAAAAAGTATGCAAGTTATCAAAGTCTATGGATTCACAATAAAAAATTTCATACTAATATTAATAATACAGTAGAAAATGGTACTTCTAAGGTAGCTTATGGTACAAAAATGGTAGATAATGGTACCTTATTAAATACAACAACTAGCTCTACTAAAAAAAATATATCAATTAATAATAACTTAATTGAAAAAAAAAAAAAATGTAAATTTTGTGAAAGAGTATTTAATGATTGTAGTAATAAATGTAAACATGAGAAAATATGTAAGAAAAAAATAAATGTGTTGGATTCTACAATTGATAAAAAATTTGAAGTATTCACAAATAAAATTTTAGAAATTATTAAGAAAGAAGCCAAGATACATCCAAAAACATTACAAAAAATTAATAAAAATTTAATTAATAGTAATAATACCACAAATAATAGTAATAATAAAATTATTAATATTGTTAAATTTGGTGCTGAAAATATTTCTGAAATATTAGAAAAAAAAGAAATATTTAAGATTTTAAATAGTCGTTATAAATCATTAGAGGAAAGAATTAGAACGGTGCATTTTAATAAGAATCGACCTGAAATGCGCAATATTTATATTACAAATTTAAGAGATAATATTGCACATATTTATAATGGAGATAAATTTGAAGCAGTAAGTAAAAATTCAATTCTAAATGAATTAATAAATAATCATTTAGAAAATATAGAAATATCATTTGAAGATTATAAAGAAAAATTACCAGAAAAAACTTGTGAAGTACTTGAAAAGTTTATAAAAAAAATTCAGGATGAAGATAGTGAAATGATAGACGAAGATAACAATAGAAAATTTAAAAATTATAGAGAATTTAAAATTAATGAGATTAAATTAATGATATATAATGAAGGTGGAAATATGAGAGAAGTTATTAATGTTATTTATGATAAACCTAAAAAAATAGTAACATTAAAAGAAATTGAAGGCGATGATGTTAATGATTAAAATAATGATTTTATTTATGTACAAAAAATTCATCAATATAATGAAAGCTGAATTTTTTCAAAAAAAACTAATTCTTTTACTTGTATAGATCTAGATCTTTCATCAGCATAATCTCATTATAAGAATTTTAGTTATTAGGTCTAATTTATAAAAAAATAATTTTTATTCTTCAGATTCATTTGAATTAGTTATTTTTTCATGTAAATTCATATTATTTAATTTCTTAAATAATTTATGATCTGATTCATTGCTAAAATTTAAAGCGTTGCTTTAAATTTTAGAATAATAAATTTTTTATAGATATTAATTTATAAGCTTTGTAATTATGATATTTCTTATTATTAGCACCGAAAAACTATAGCAAAGCTATAGTTTTATGGATTAAACATTTTTCATTGTCATTTAATACATCTAAAAATTTGGAAATCCTACTATATTTATTTTCAGGCACTTCTGCTGCTTCTAAAAACTGTTAGTTAAATATTTTTTAAATGATTATTATATAAATCATTAATTACTTCATCTTTAGATGTTAAAATAAATCTTGAACCATCAAATATATAAGCAATTGTATATTTCATATTTGTTATAAAAATATTATTATTTTCTGAAACAGTAATTTTGAATTATTTAGAGTTCAAAATTTATGGTAAATTTTTATTAAAATTAACTGTTTTAATAGATTTTTATTTTATCCTCATTAATTATAAAAAAAATCTTTGATTCTTCGATACATAGACATTGTTTATTAATTATTTTTAACATATCTTTACGAGTTAATAAACTTGCTAGGTGTTCATTACAAAATTTAACAATTGTATTATGAATAATAGAACCATTGTTAATTGTTCCATTATTGGTATTATTGGTAGTAGTATTATTGATTATTAATTTTTTGCAAAGTTTTAGGATGTATTTTGTGATTTTTTTCTAATAATTCTTTTAAAATATTTTTAATTTCTATTATTTCATTTTTATTTTCTGTAGTATTATTCTTTTGTTTACATACTTTATTATGCACCATTTAGATTGTCTACTATTAAATATTTTATTACAATATTCACATGTATATTTATTTGACATATTATTGACATTATTTGACAAAATAATTACATCACTATTATGAACTTTTTTATTGTGAATCCATAGACTTTGATAACTTGCATAATATTGTTTGCAAGTATTGCATTGAAAGCTATAAATATTTTTTCTCATTAATATAATTATATTATTAATTATCCTTAAATGATTTAAATAATATTATATAACTTTTTTATTTTATTATAAATAATTATTATTATTAGAATAATTTTAAGAAAAAATTTAATAAATTCTGTATTATAATGAAAGCTAAAATTTTTAAAAGTATCTAATTCTTTTATACATTGTATAGATCTTTCCTCTGCATAACCATTATCAGAATATTTTTTTTTAATTTTTAAGATAAAAAATATTTATCAATTTTTATTAATTCAATAAAGAAAATATATTATGTATCAATTAGAAAAAATAAAATTTTATCATTTCTCATTGATAGAATTAATAATAAATTCTAGAACTCATGAAGCTGTACAAATTTCTTCAAATGAAAATCTAAAATTCATAGGAGCTGTGCAAATTTGCAACAATTGTCTTCGCAAACTAATAATTCATCATGCTAGACCAAATGATTCCTTGTTCTTATTTAGTACTTGACGATTACGCTTGTTTCCACCTCGATCATTTGCACAAGCAGGTGGAAGCAAAACATCAGAAAGCCATTCATCCTGCGAACAAACTACCTTCTGTGTGAGCTTCATTTTAAGTTCGCGCTTTTCCTGAAGCTTGTAATGAAGCTCACGTACTTGCTCTGGAGTTCGTGCAGGCATTGTATTAGGCAGCAAGACAGATAAGCACACAGGGTAATCAATTTTTGGCCAAAATGGCTACGGTAAAAGATTAAATATAATGAACACTTAAATAATTTAAATTTCAATTTTTTTAATTGTTTTGGAAATTATATTTAATAATTAATATTAAAATAATTTTATAGTTCCCACGGAGGAGTACCTAATTCCCACATCAGATCATAAGGTATACAATCTTCACGTACTAGATAAACATTATTTGGTGATCGAAATACGCTAAAGCCATTGTCAAGTAATACACCTACAGTAATATATAGAAATGCACCTGCATTTCTGTCTCGTAAATGTGTCATCATAGTAGGTGCGCCTACAGGAACAAAATGAATATCATTTCGGAATTTTTTCAACCCTTCATTTCGAATTGATTCGATATATCTGTTAGGAGTACCGTGTATAAGTAAAATATTTCTATCTGCATCAGTTACCGGTATATGATCATCGATAATAATTGTTTTAATACTATGACCTTGAAGTGCTCTAATTTCCCATTTTTCAGGCAAACCTGTACTATTTAATTGGTATCTTACCTTTGTTTTAGCATCAACTGGGTTTACCAATCTTTGAATAATACTTATAAAATAGAGCCATTCAAATGGTATACGTAAATAGTCATATAGTGCTTTAAGATTACACCATCCTGTCATTTTATTCAAGTGGATAAAATGCTTATTATGTCGTAAAGAATGAGCTATCCAATGTGACACTTTTTCACCATCTTCATATAATGTATTAGTTGGCATTTTTTATTCTTAATAAGAATAACAAATCAACAGTTATATTTGAATTTAAAACTTTGTCCTAATGTCTACGGTAAAGAAAAAAAATAAAGTAAAATAAAAAAATTTTTTTTTCAATTTTTTTTAAATCAATAAATTCTTTATTATATAGATTATTAGATATCAATTAATTATTATTGTATTTTACACCCTTGAAGATTTAAAATGCCGATTAATGGCAAATCTAAAAGGTTTATCCGTTTCAGGAATATGTAAATTATGGATATGTTATAGCGACAACTATAACTGATTAGTTTTTAATCCTTTTTATTATATAAGCATAATAGTTTTTATAACTAAATACCTATATTAAGGGAGTAAATCATGACAGAACTGATAACTGTTCATTACTAATATATATTAGTTATATTTCTTTAAGTAGATTTTATAAAAAAAAAACGGCATTTTAAATCTTCAAGGGTGTAAATATTTAACTAATTCTTATATATATTAACTAATTGGTGAGGAATATAAACCATATAAATACTCATTAAAATTTATAAATACATCACCATTTGTTCTGTATGTTTGTTCGATTGATTCATCTAATTTAATTATTTCACCATAATGATTACTTAAAAATATATTATTAATTCCTTTAGCTTTAATAATATCTAAGCATGATTGACATGGTATACCACATAATGTAATTAATAAATTATTAAATTCTTTTTGAGTTATTTCATTATTTAAAAGTTTTAATAAATTTTGTTCTGTATATGAAAATTTTATAATATAAATTTCACTAATATCAGTATGTTTAGATAATAATGCCTGTTCAGCATGGTTTGTATTACCATCATTATAATATAATATATTTTGTGTAAAAAACAATTCTAATGATGTTGCTATAATTATAAATTTATTTAATTCTGAAATATTTATTATATTTATACTTTTTTTAATTTGATTAATTAAATATGAATGAAACATTTGAAATAATTTTTTATCTATTAACAATTTTTTTACAAAATTTATTATTGAATTATTAATAGGTGTAGTTGGTGTATTTGTTATAGCAAATGTTTTATCATCCTCAATTAAATTTTCGTTAATGCATATATTTTTTTTATTATTATCATAATTAATTATAGGTTTATTATTTAATAATCCAATTACATTTAATGGAATATATTTATTTAAACATGTATGTATAATAGCTGACTTATTTTTACTTATTATATCATCTATTAATTTTATATTTAATGGTATATTATTAGATTTATCTTGTGATTTAATAATAAAAAAATCGATATATTCTCTTTCTTGTTGTTTGATATAATTTAAAACCAATACTATAATTATATTACCTTCTTTTATTATATGAACAATTTTCATATTTAAATTTATATATTTTGTATCTGTATTTTCAGTTTTATCTGGAATACTTTTTGTTTTATCTGATTCTCTTAATAATTTAGGTGATTTAGATCTTTGATGTTTTTTTACAATAGGATATTTATCTTTTATATATTTTAAATATTTATCAAGCTCTTCTATTATAATATCAGCATTATTATGTGGATTTAAAATTTTATTTAATAGATTATAATCATGAATTATATTAGATTTTATTTTATTATCTTTAAAATATTTTAATATTAAATCTAATATATCATCTATTTGTTGTTTTAATAAAGTATCATATGATTTATAACAAGCTAGGTTTTTAAATTTATAAATTATAAATTGTAGATTAATTATACAATAATATTCATTTGATTCATTTATTTCTTCTAACATATATTCTATTTCATTTTCGGAAGTAAGTTTATCATTAGGACTAACTTTATCATAAGGTTTAAGTAATAATTCATTTATAGCTTTAATTTTTTGAGATAAAAATTTATTTCCAAATGAATCATTTATAGATGTTATATTAGTTGGATGTAAAAAATAATATTCATAATCATTTCCACCTGTTTGATGTAATTTATGTTTCAGGCTTAAATATTTTAATTTATATTTATTATATTTTAATTTATACATTAAATATAAATAGATTATTTTATATTTTTATACATAGAGAACTAATATATAAAATATAGATAAATTATATATTAATCGTTGTAAATCCGTTACAAATTATAGAATATATATCAAAGGCTGTAAGTACTGTTAATAAATAAGAATCATTAGTTTTATTGATTATCTGCATAAATAATTATTAGATAGATATATATATATAAATCAATGATAAATATTTAAAAAAAAAATAGCATTTAATATTATAGATAACAATATTCAATTACACCGGAACACATCAAAATTCATTTAACCAAATTACAGCTGCATTTTGATATTGAGCATAAATATTAGGATAACAATTTATACAATACGGTTCTCCTTCACAATGTGTTTTTGCAGAAACGCCACACGAACCACATGTACTACATTTCTCAGAAGTATTACGTACATGACAAAAAGGAATATTTAGAGAAATAAAGTCCGCATATACATCTTCAGCCGAAATATCTGTAATCATATTATTACCGAAACCTAATAAACGTATTAGATTAGTTTCTCTTGTGCTTGCAATAAATGATCCTATATCTTCTTTTGTATGTTTTATCCATTCCACATATGAAGGTTCATCTGAAGGTGTGTATACAGGCATATATGCAATTGCAATAATGTAATCTAATAAAGGGAGAAAATCATCACACCATTCTGAAAAATAAAAATTCTTATATTTTAACCGCTAATTAGCTGTCAAATAGGAGAATGCCTGTAATGGTGCAATTATATTAAATTCATTGAATTTTTAATTTTCTTTTTTTTTATAAAAAAGTGTCAATTTAGGAGCTAAGCTCCTAAATTAATAAAATAAAAACTTTGTTTTTATTTTGTCCCAAAATTCAGTGAATTTGGTGTAATAACATGAATTTTAAAGAAAATATACTAAAAATAATATTAAATTTTTAACTAATAATATAAAATTTAATATTTTATAAACGATTTATATCAATTATGAAAAAAAATATTTAAAATATAAAAAAAAATATGATAATTTATTATTTAAAGGTGGAGCAAGATAATCTAATCTAGATCCTCAACAAAGTGGCAATATGACACCTCGACAATTAAAAAGTAGACCACCACTATTTCTACCATTGTTCCCCCAGCGCGCCCGCCATTTCCCGGCTCATTAGATTGTGCTTATAAATTAGAAGAAATTTATAATTTTATAAAAACTCAACATTCAAATTCATTAATGAACACGAATATATACCCATATGTTAATAATAATAGTGATAATTATAAATTTAATATTACTATAAATCACTTATTTACACTTCACGTTATATTAAATGAGGAAAAAAATGTTAGAATTTAAATTAACTAGTTTAAAAACCACAGAAAAACAAAACGATTATTTTATTAATTATGAGGAAAACGATATATCAAAAATGCAAGAGTATCCACATATATTAAATTTACATAAACAATTAAATTCACAATCACATGACCAAAAATATACAATAGTATATATATATTTTTGGCAGTATTTTTCAGGAAGAAATAGTACTTCAAGTAAAGATTTTACATATAAGTGGGGATGTTATTTAGTCAATATTAATGATAATATTAACACATATGAATTTAGATTTATTAATGTTATACCAAATAAAACTTTATTTATAAATATTAATTTTGATACAAAAACAAAAACATCAGAAATTAGTAATTTTTTAATTAAATAATAATCAAACTAATGGATGCGATATTAACTTCATAATTAATCAATAAATTCAATATTGTATAGATCATCTGTATCTGATATTATATCTTTATATTTATTATTTATATTTTGATATTGATTAATTATATAATTATTAATGTATTCTTTATCAATACCATTTTTATCAAGTATAATTTTATTTTTTATTAAATTAGATATTTCTTTATTTCTGTTTTTTATTTTTTCTTTATTAGATTTATTAATTTCTAAATTTGATAATATTTTATTATTATATTTTTCAACCTTTAAATTATATTCATTATTAATTATTTCATATTGATCATTAATAAACTCATCAATTAATTTTTGGTCAATGTTATTATTAACCATTTCTTGTTGTAAAACCATTATATTTTTAATTTGTTTTTTTTTACAATTAGATGCCATAGTTAATGATCTAGATTTTTTATTATGCATAATATTAGATTATAATAAATATTATTTTTTAATTATAATAATAAAAAATAATTTAAATATAAATTATTTTTTATAATAATGAAAATTAAACTGAGAAAAAGTAAACATGATGATTTAGAATCAATATATGAATTACATCAAAAATGTTTTAATGAATCAGATCAGTGGTATAAATCAATCATAGCACAATATTTACATAATGGTTATGTATTAGAATTAGTTAATAATAAAATAATTGGGGTATTATTGCAAGGTGATATTACTCCATGTAATAATGAAGCCAGTTTTTTTTGTAATGATGAAAATTCAGATTCAAATAATTTTATGCCTATAAATATTGATGGTGAAGAGTTCTTAAATACATCAAAACATATTAAAGAACATTATGGAATTACTATGATTTGTATTGATAATAAATATAGAGGTAAAGGATTAGCAAAAAGATTAATTGGAATACATATTAAAGATAATCCAAAAAAATTATTATGTTTAAATACAAGAAAGTCTAACACAGATGCATATGAATTATATAAAAAAATGGATTATCAACAAATAGCATTAATTAAAAATAAATATTTTTTACCTAATGAAGATTCAATATTTATGGTTCGTACAATTTAATAATGATAAATTTGATAATTTGTAATATTTTATTCTGTTGATGGCTGCTTTGGCTTTGGCTTTGACTGGTTCGCGATCTAGTAATTTCATAAATTCATCTGGTAGCTTTTGTTTTTCATTTTTCTGTCCATTAAAAATTATATTTAATACATTTTTATTTTCTTGTGAAATTTTATTTTCTTGTGAAATATCATCTTGTATTAAATAGTTTTTTCCATTTACAAATAATTGAATTAATTTTTTTATATCTGATTTTTGTATCTCATTAATATTAGGCCATGGATATATAAAATCAGTTATTTTATACGTTTCTTCTTTTTTTTTAACAAGATCAATTTTACTATATGCTTTTAGAATTGTTAAATCGTCATACAATTTTGAACAATATAAATTAATCAAATAAAATAAATAATTTAAATAATATCTATACTTATTGTAATCTATTCTATTATTATAGTATTGGTCCCAAGAATCATCTTTAATAATTTCTATATTTAAAATATATTTATATAAATTCAATATATAATTATTTTGTATTTTTCTTAAATCAACTGAATTATAATAGGAAATTGGTTTACCTGATACATGCTTTTGTGGCACTAAATAACTTTCTTTTTTTTCTAAACTAATATCATAAACTCTGAGATATGGTCCTTCAATATATTTTTTTATTAAAAATAATTGACTTACTGTATCCCTATCCGGATCAATATCCTTTGTTATTTCATCTTCAGGCGAAATTATAGTAATGTTTTTGCTATTTTGTGTTTTAGTAAAATTTGTATATGTTTTATTATAAATTTTTTTATAACTTTCTTCTTTATTTAAGTCATAATTTGCATTATGAAAATCATAATTTCTATTTTGTGAATCTGTTTCAAACCTAAAAATTGGTCTAAATAAAAATATAGTTTTATAATGTATATATAATTTTAATGAATCTTCATCAGTAATTGGTTGTGTGGTTTTAGTTAAACTTATAGGATTAGTAAAAATTGCATAAGGAATATTTGGTTTTATCCCTAAATCTCTTAAATTTTGACTATAGTATTTACAATATAATATATATATCATTAATCGAAAAAAATAAATTTTATTTTTTTTTATCAATATTTCGATTAATTCAATACTAGCCAATAAATTTGCCAAGAAAATGATATTAAATTGATCAATTCTTTTGAAATCATTTAATGAATCATTAAATTTTATTAAATCTGTAATTATTATATATATATTTTTATTTGTAGCATCATCTTTTATAATAGATTTAATACCAGCAATAATACTATCAACTTCTTGAGACTTTATACCATCTGTTGGATATTGATTCATAAAATATTTAAAATCTATTAGTTCACTATAATTTAATATTTTAATTTTATCATAGATTAAATTAATAAAAGTATAATATTCATTAAAATTTAGATATATATCTATAATTTTCATTGGTGTAATAACAATTGTATCTAGCATAAAAGTTTTTTTTTCATTATATGTTGTTTTAAAAATATTTGCTAAGTAATCTATATTTAAATAAATTATGTTTCTAAATTCAGAATTTTGATCTGTAGTAATTAAATATTTTATTAATTTATTAATTATTAAATAAATAGAATTAATATCATTTTTATCTTCTAAAATAAATTCAGGTTGATCCATCGCTTCTTTTAACTGTTGTTCTATACTTTGTATAAGATCATTTAATTTAGTTATTTTTTTTTTAGATTTATCATTTAAGGTTTTTATTTCAGTTGAACATTCTATTGATAATTTATTATACGCGTCCTTTTCTAATTCAATTTGATCAATAATAAAAAAAGATGTTTCTAGTATTATATTAGCATTACGATGATTATATATATTTATTTGGTCTATAAAATATTTAAATATTTTATTTAAATTAATTGATTTAATTATGACTGTAAATGCTTGGATTTTTACATTTATTTCAGTAATTTTTTCTGCAATTAATTTTGTTTTTTCGGGATTAATAAATTCTGTTATTTTTGCTAAAGCCAAGTCTATTTCTGGCTGTATTGTTTCTGCTGTTTGCTTAATAATCGGCAAAATTTTTTTTATTTTACATGTAATATTTATCATTTCCTTAATTGTAGCTATATTATCTGAATAAATCTTATCTGTATCATATTTTTTAAAATTGTCCTCAAAGATTTTTAAATTTCTCTCTAATTCTTTTATATTCTCATCTAATTTGCTACTTTTTTCCGTATCTTTATTTTCAATTAAGTCCTCTAGATTTCTTTTAAGTGTTGACAAAGCCATAGTGTAGTCATTTGAACTAGTATTATATAATTGTTTTAAATCATATATTATTATAATTTCATTTTTAATTTGTTTTAATGCATCTAATGATGTTATAATAAATTTATACTTTAAATAAGATATTTCATCAGGTGTGTTATGAATATCATCAGTTATTGATTCTATATAAACTTGACCTATTTTAATTGCAATAGCATCAGTTATTTTTTTTAAATTTATATTTATGCTATTTGATCTGTCTGAATTTGTTAATGGATCGTTATTTTTAATTTTATTAAATAATAAAATTAAATTTCCTATTTCTTGAATATAGTTAAATTCAATATCTATTTCTCCTATTATTATTTTAATCTCGTTTACTATTGTATGAATTTTTTCTTTTTGCTTTTTTAAACTATTTCTATGAACCATAAGCTGATCTATTAGTATAACATTTTTTCGTTTTTCTATTAACATACATTTTAAAGTTTCTAAATGCTTCTTCAGTGTCTGAGAATTTATTGACATTGGGGAATTACTTTTTGTATCTAATAATGTAAAATTAGGTATAATTTGATATATATTATTTATAATCTTATAATATGCATCATTTTCTTTAATATTTGCTTCAACGATTCTATTTATTATAAACTTTTCAATAAACTCTATTAAATAATTTAATTTTTGTTTTTTGATAGTTATTCTATCATTTAATGTTGATAAAGCATCATCAGTTAATTCATTTATTTCATTTTCAGTATATATTTTTTCTGCGAGTGAAGATGTGAAATAATCAGTTGGATCTTTAAATAGAGGAATTAATAAATATATTTCAATTAATAATTTTTTAATAATATAATAAATATTAATAGTTAATATATCAAAATAATTTTTTAATTCTTGTTTTAATTGCAAAAAATTTATTTTATTTTCAGAAGGTTTATTAGAGAGGTATATATCAATATTTTCAAAAATCTTTTGTAATTGATCATAATAAATTTGACGTTTTTCATCTCCTTTAGCGTCTAACGATTTATTTTGTGGTTGTGGTTGTGCTTCATAAAAATCTTTATATTGGTCCCATGATATTATAATTGTAGTATTGGATTTATATGGTAATTCATCGATCAAAGATTTTATTTTTTCTAATAAATCATTATTTATTATAATAGTAGGTTTACTTTTACCAAGTATTCTAAATTCAATATTTTTTTCATTAATTTGTTGTTTTATTGATTTTATATTTTTTATATTTTGATTAATTAAATCAACAGATTTTACCATGTCCTCATATTTACTACTTTCCAACACTGGCATATTTTCGGAAATAGGATTAGTTAAGTTTTCATAAATTTTATAAAATTCAGGGGCAAAATCAAAAATAATCTCTTGTAAATTTTCGGCTTCTTTATATAATTGATTAATTTCTTGCTCAATTTTATTTATTTTTTCTTTGTTGCTAGTTGTTAAATCTTTTAATAATTCATTATAATTAGGTATATTTAATAATATTTTTTTTTGTATTTCTTTTAATTTTTCAAGTTTTATTTCTGTTTTGTGCATGATACATAATATAATATTATTTGTTCTATCAAATTCTGCACGTAATGCTTGATTATCTTTTTGACGTTGTATGTTAAGTTGTTTTTGAGCTTCTAAATTATTTTGTGTTTGTCTATTTTGTTCAGCGAGTGCGGCAGCTTCTATATCTATCTGTTGCTGTTTTTTTTTAGAATAAAATTCTCTTTGTAATTGATCATATTCTAATTTTTTTTTTTTTTTGTTTTTATTCAACACTTTTA